TTAACTAAGGCAAACTCCTCTATCCTATATTCTCGAGACAATACTGTACTTGGTGTCTCTCGAAATACTTTATAATCATGTCGTTCACCTCCTTGCAAAACACATTGTGTCACTTGTACATCCACATCATGTCTTGCTCTTCCGAGCTGTTCTAACTCAACACTTGGCTGCTCACTGCCAAGATTAAGGGGGTTTGATATACCCTCAAAATTACTACTATCTGTATCTGCAATGCATAAAATAAACTAGCGAAGACGCATTAAACTTCCTAGCAACGAATAGTCCAAACCTCAAAGTAGCATACTTCCAACTTGACCAAGCTGGAGAAGATCACACTCTGAGTGGGTTCAGTTTACGCCTGACCACGGGCGTGCAGTTTTACGACTTGCTGGTCGATATTGATTTATACAACGATAAAAGAATCAGAATATTGGCTCAAACGAACTTTGTTCCAATATTCTGAACTTCGAAGGGAAGTATTAATTCCCGCATCCCACAATGCCTGTTGTATACGCTCAATATAAACGTCTGAATCTTCATGATACATCAATTCTAACACAGCAGTGTTACAATTCTGTATCAATTTAGACTCAATGGTATCCTCTCCTTTTGATTTACGAATATAACAAAGCATACCAAAAATAGATTCAAAATCCAAAGTGGGAAAAATACGACCATCTCTCTCTTCAAACTTACGAGCCAAAAATACATGATCACTTTCCGATAAAAATGGTTCCGTTATAACACCTTTCGCAGGATTAGTCAATTCAACTCCAAACAACTCCTTAAAACTAGTTGCTAAAGTCAAATTATTATACCAATCCTTTATGTTATTTGAAACAGAACCCAAATTATCATCTCCATTTACAGCAACACTCAAATCCTTGAGTGTCGCCGTACTATTGATTGGTTTTAAAAAATAAAAACTAGCTGTTAAATAAACACAAGTAGTTAATGAATTATAAAAACCAGTCAAGTAATTACCGGACGAATTACCCTGAGGAAACAAATAAGCACCTACGGAACCAACATGAACTGTTGTTACTATATTATAAACTATACCCCTAAACAAATTTTCAAACTTAGAATATTCTTTAGGAATATAATATTTCAAAAAACAAAGCAACACAGTTCCCATCCAACGTCTAGTAGAAATATCTTGAGAACTCATATCTCCACCAATTACATTATCACGACCATACTTAAAAATTTTATCATTTAAAAATTTCCAATCATAATCATGAGGATTAGTTCCTATAGCCACACTATGATTAAATCTATGTTTCTTCAAATGTTGTACTAAATGACCCATAACCATTTTAGTAACTACAAAGTCAATCAAATTTCCTACACAAAAAACTCTCGTTTTCTTAGCATTGACTCGATCCATTTCTCGCAACTCATCCTTCAAAGCATCCTTAACTACTTGAGAATATTTAACTCCTTTGATCAATTCCACTATCCTTTCAGAAACCATAGATTTAAATTCGGGACAAATCCATCCATCCTCTCTTCGAACGAAATCTCCTCGCAAAGGTCTACCTTTCCAATGATGAATACCAGAACTAGTCTTCAAATCCATTGGATCAATACCTAAATCTTCATCCCCAAATAAACATTGTTCAATAGTTAACATCTTATATTGATAATCAATGTCAGGGGGGCCGAAAAGCTCAAACAACTTTTCCGGTTCCCCTAACAATTCACTAACAATATCGGGCATAGGTCTTGGAGGAAAATTCTTATATTTATCTAAAAAATTCATATAAGATTCTTGATCCAAAACTGCAGGAGCAACTTTGTCATTAAACGGAACATCATCAAATATCGGACTTTTCTCATACTCAGTTTCTGAAGCCATATGCACAGGATTTTTATTAACATAATAACCTTGTACACCCTCAAATCCTTCTCTCCATTTTGTGTTATCAAAACATTGAGTTATTGCTATTCGAGACTCAGTATAATATTTAAAATCACTCTTAAAAACAGGAGCTACTATAGTATCATTGCCAAGTCTAGCTATATGAACACCTAATAAAGGTTGATTATGATGTCGAGTATCTAAAGAAACAATAGGTGAAGCACACATACCTGCTAAACCTTTTCCATCTTTAATAACATAATAACCCTTATACGTAGTTTTAAAATTCTTTCCAGTTGGTGCTAATGCAGATGCTGTTAAACTCTCATCAACATATAAAAAACCTTTATCAAACAACTGAAAAGTAGACTGAACTTTATCATCTCCTCCTAAACCATTCAACAATCTCATAACTTGCTTACCACTTAACAATGGACTATCTGGAAATGAACCTACTATAGATTTCATTTCTGGATAGTCTATTCCTATTATAGTAAACCTAACCAAATCACGATCAACTAAGTCACTAACTATCAATTCTTTACGAGAAAAGACAGTTTCCGGAGTACCTGTTCTACTTAAAACTGTACATTTTGTCCAATGATTACAATAATGAGC